AAGTGATTTTTTTAAATTTAAAGTACAAGAATATGAGGCAGAAGGAGAATGGAAACACTATCCTCCTTGTGTTCAGAAACTAATACAAGAAGGTTGGAGTGGTAACAATAGAAATAATTTTCTATTTAATGTGCTAGTTTTAGAGATGAAAAAGAATGCAACTTTGACAGTTCAACAACTTGAGGAGACAGCTCAAGAAAGAAACATACAAATCTTTACAACTCCACTGAGCAAAAATGAAGTATCTCAACTTGCCAAATCAGTTCATAAAGGTGGTTATGAATTTCAATGTCCTCCTAAACATCCAGAATATAGTCCGATATGTAATAAAGAATTATGTAAAACAAGACGTCTAGGTATTGGTGATGCCGTCCCAGAGATAATAGAATTTTTTGATAATATAAATTATATACAAGATACAAAAAATATTTGGTATGAGTTTGATTATAAAGGTCAACGTATTAGTGTTACACCCGAAGATATGAAAGATGAAAAAAATTTTAGGGTTAAGTTATTAAGACATCGAGTGTATTGGTTAACATTACCAAAACCTCGCAAAGGACCTAGTCCCTTTGAATTACTTATGAAAACTATCGTTGATAAAGCCACAGAGTCCACCGATCATCAGTATAAAGATACAGTAGAAGAAGAACGTTATTCTGTACTAAAAGACTTTTTTGAGTCACACATTGAACAAGATAAATTTGAAAAACTTAAAGATGGTTATGTGGTTCTAGATTCTAAAACAAATATTTGTTATTTTAAAAAATTAACCTTAGATAGATTTTTAAAGAAGAATGCTGCACGAACTTTTAATACTACAACCGATGCTTTACGTATGTTAGGTTGTGATAGAGCAGATTATAAAGAGGGTGAAAAGAATGTATGGTATGTTGAAATGCCTAACTTTGTAAGCCATCAAAGTATAAAGAAAAAGGTTGATAAAGATGTAAGTGAAATGGATGAAAGGTATCATGACAAATTCAGGAATACAAAAACAGAAAACTCTGCACAGAAAAACGATTAAGATTTTTGGTCCACCCGGTACTGGAAAAACACATACCTTAGTTGAGCGCATACTAAAAAAACATTTAGCTAAAGGAACACATCCCAAGGATATTGCTTTTATTTCATTCACTAATAAGGCCGTAGATACAGCAAGAGACAGAGCCTTATCAACATTCACTCAATATACCACTGATGACTTTCAACGTTTTAAAACACTGCATAAGTATTGTAGGCGATATTTTGAAGAAGAAGTATTTGATCCCAAAGATTGTATGTTGGATTATGCACTGCAAGCAAAGATAATAAAAACATCTGATAATCGTTTGTCTGATGATAATTTTCAGTATAAAGATTGGTCGTTAGGAGTGTATGATAAAGCACGAAACACGCTTCAAGATCCACGGTTAGTCTACAAAAGCGAAAGTTATAAGAGGGATTCTTTAGATATATTCTTAAGAAAGATTGACACTTATGAACATTATAAAAAAGATTCGTTTATTGATTTCACAGATATGATTGAGAGGGCAATCGATGAAGTAGATTTTCCCCCGTTAAAGGTTTTGATACTTGACGAAGCTCAAGATTTTACACCTTTACAATGGTCTGTAATTTATAAAATGTCAGATAAAGTTGAACGTATATATTTAGCTGGTGATGATGATCAAGGTATATACAAATGGAATGGTGCAGATCCAAAATATTTCACAACGTATTTTCCAGGACGAAAAGTTATATTACGACAAACAAGACGTTTTGGTGAACAGATTTATAAGTTTTCACAAATTATTCGTAAAGGTATCTTTGATAGTGTTGACAAGGATTATGAATGTTTACCTAAAAAAGGTTCAGTCAGTAGATACTTAAAATTCAATGAAGTGCCTTTTCACAAACTAGAAGGCACTTGGTATATTTTAGGAAGAGTGCGTTCAACAGTAAATGAATTACGAATGGCTGCCAAAGATGTTGGTCTATATTTTTCAGATAACAAAGGCACAAAAAGTTTTGATTCAAAACAATGGGAGGCTATCAAAGCTTGGACTATGCTTGCTAATAATAAAAAAATAAGTCGTGATTATGCAGAAAACATGTATAAATATATTAGAGAATTAAAGGATTATGATTTTAGAACACCTAAATTTTGGCAAACAATTCCTGATACACAGATGTTTGATATTAAAGATTTAAGAGAATGGGCAGGTCTAGATATGGATGACTCGTATAAAAATAAAAGCTGGTGGGAAGTGTTAAAAAGAAATTTTAAAGATAATCAAGTATCCTATTTTGTACAACTGTTAAAAAATTATGGACAAAAAAAGTTATCGGCAGATCCTGATATAATAATAGATACAATTCACTCTGTGAAGGGTGGTGAGGCTAATAATGTGTTAATATATTCAAAGACAAATTATGCATCAACTTTTGATAGAAAGAACAAAGATGAAAAGTCAGATGAAAAAAGAGTATATTATACTGCTGTTACTCGTGCACGAGATACACTACACATTTTATCAACGGATCACCAATTTAATTATCCGATTGGTAAGGATTATTTAATTTATTTACAAGGAAGCCACAATGGATGATGTTAACTACCCCTCACACTACCGTAAAGGTAAAATTGAATGTATTGAAGCGATTGAAGCCGCTTTAACCAAAGAAGAATTTATTGGTTATCTTAAGGGAGCAATTATGAAATACACTTGGCGAGCAAAACACAAAGGTAAGGAATCTGAGGATTATAAGAAACTACATTGGTATGCCACACGACTTGCAAAATTAGGAATAAAGGATGACTAGTTTACAACTAAACTTCAATTTTAAAAAGCATATATGGTCTGCTCCTAGTGAGTATAAAGATTTATCTAATGCAAAAGAAATCGCTATTGATTTGGAAACAAAAGATGAAGGGATTAACAAGGGACTTGGAGCTGGTTGGGCAATAGGTCAAGGAGAAATAATTGGTTTTGCTGTTGCGACTGAAGGATGGCAAGCCTACTATCCCTTTAGTCACTTTGGTGGTGGTAATTTAATTAAAGAACAAGTATTAAAATACATGCATGATGTCTGCGCTTTACCGTGCCGTAAAATTTTTCATAATGCTCAGTATGATGTGGGATGGTTAAAAGCCTATGGTATTGAAGTCAAAGGTGAAATTGTTGACACAATGATTGCTGGGGCATTGATTGATGAAAATAGATACACGTATAAATTAAATGCTTTGGCTAAAGATTACATAGGCGAATTAAAAGCTGAGACAGATTTGGTTGAAGCAGCCAAAGCTCACGGTGTAGATCCAAAACAAGAAATGTGGATGCTTCCAGCAGAACATGTAGGTTATTATGCAGAACAAGATGCACGGCTCACGTACCTTTTGTGGCAACGATTTAAACATGAGATTTATAAACAAAATCTTGAAACAATTTGGAATTTAGAAAAAACTTTATTACCAACTCTAATAGAAATGAGAATGAGAGGTATTCGAGTAGATTTAGAGAAAGCAGAAGCTCTACAGAAAAAGTTTGAACAAAAAGAAAAAGAGGTCTTACTAAGTATAAAAAAACTTGTTGGTAAAGATATTGATATTTGGGCAGCAAGACAAATAGGTTTTGCCTTTGATAAGTTGGGTATTGATTATCCAAAGACACCAAAATCTGGTGAGCCTAGTTTTACGCAAAATTGGTTAACAAATTCAGAACACGAAATTTCTAAGTATATTGTTAGCGCTAGAGAATTAAATAAATTTAGAAATACTTTTTTAAATTCAATATTAAAGTTTGAAAATAAAGGCCGTATACATGCAGAAATACAACAGTTACGTAATGATACTGGTGGCACTGTAAGTGGTCGTTTAAGTATGTCAAATCCAAATTTACAACAATTACCCGCACGTAATAAAGAATTTGGACCTATGATTAGAGGACTTTTCCTTCCCGAAGAGAACTATAAATGGGGTTCTTTTGATTATTCTCAACAAGAACCTCGTTTAGTTGTGCACTATGCTTCTAGTATTGGAGAAGGTTATGAAGGCTCACAAGAGTTAGTTGAGTCATATGCAAATGCAGACGCAGATTTTCACCAAACCGTAGCTGATTTAGTAGGCATTGATCGTAAGCAAGCAAAAACAATTGGGTTAGGTTTGATGTATGGTATGGGAAAAAATAAATTAGCTAATATGCTTGGAGTTCAATTTGAAGAGGCTAATGAATTGATATCTAAATTTAACAGAAGAGCACCTTTTGTTAAATTACTTTCTGATCGGTGTATGAAAAAAGCAAATGAAGAAGGTGTTATACGCACTAAATTAGGTCGTAAGTGTAGATTTTCAATGTGGGAGCCAAAAGACTTTGGTATACATACTCCAGAGACTTTTGAAAATGCTAGTGCTAAATATGGTCGTAATAATATTAAAAGAGCCTTTACTTATAAGGCTTTGAATAGACTTATTCAAGGAAGTGCTGCAGATCAAACTAAACAAGCAATTGTACATTGCGCCAAGATAGGATTCCTACCTTTACTACAAATACATGATGAGCTTTGTTTTAATGTGAATGAAGAAGATGTAGAGAAAATAAAGAGAGCGATGGAGAGTTGCGTGGAACTAAATGTTCCAAGCGTAGTTGATGTAGCACTTGGTTCAAATTTTGGTGAGGCTACGTAGTATTTTTTGCAATGGCGATATCTTTTAAAATCATACGTTCTTTTATAGTATCGATTTTTTTTTCAATATCTTTCATCTCAATAGAATAAACTCCTGTAGTCGTATACATAGTGTTCCATTGAGCTTCAAGTGCCATCTTTTCTGCTATTAAGGCATCCATAAAACACATCTCCTTTAGTATATAATAATATTTTTTACATGTTTTGTCAATTCTTCTTGACTTATCCTATGTTATCTATATCTTAATATTATTAACTTAACAGAAAGGAATTATTATGGATCCGAATCGATGGAAATCGGTAGCTGTCCGAAAAGCAGACTACATTTTATTAAAAGGTTTATGTAAAGAAAAATATAGAGCACCTGCTTCTATGATTGCAAAACTTGTTGATGATTATGTAAAGCATTTAGCAAAAAAAGAGGGAGCAGACCCTAAAATATTTAAACAAATGTTGATGGAAAATTATGACGGATAAACAACCTAAACCCACTTTAAGAAAAAACAATATGGGTTGGGCGCAATATCTGGTTTAT